GCCACCCGATCGATGAAATGCCTGAGGTCGTCGGCGAGACCCGAGAGCACGTTCTCCTGCTCCTCGTCCCAGGCGGGGCGGAGGTAGGGGCGCGCGGTCATACCGGGCTTCGGGCCGTAGTGGTAGTCAGCGGGAGGTTCCACCCCAGACGCGCTGCCCCGGCGACCTGTGCCGTACTCGACGAACGGGGCATACTCAACGCCTGTCCCGGTCCGGATCTCGACTCCCTCGAATGACCGAACGACCTGGGTCGTGAGGCTGTTTCGGAGTCTGCCCCCGGTGTAGCCGGGTCGGCTCTCGCCGACGGGGCAAAGCTGTTTCGCACGCCGCTCGACCTTCCCGGTCATCTGCCGCTGCCCATAATGAGCAAGGGTGTCCTGCGACACTTCAGCCGCCAGTCGTGCGAGCTCTCGCTCAAGGTCATCGAGCCCCTCGATCTCGACCATCAGAATCCCCCCAGAAGTTTTAGGACAACTGCAACAACTGTCCCGGCGATCGCCCCCGATCCGCCGCCAGCGGCGGCCTGGAGCCCGAGGGTGCGGTTGTTCTGTGCTTCGAGCACCCGGATCCGGGTCTCGTGGTCGTCGGCACGTTTGGCGAAGTCGTCCACCCGGGCGTAGAGCATTAGCAGGATCTCCCGGTCAGAGAGTTCTCCGATCGAGGTTCCGTCCGGCATGGCCATTACACTGCCTCCAGTTCAGCTTTTATGTGTGAGAGGACCTTCGGTCCGTAGATCGCCTTGACTGCCTGCACCCGGTAGGTCTTGTCGAACCCGGCCGGGCCGGCGGAGACAGTATCCCCTTCGGCGATCGCGGTGCCGGCCGGGAGGAGAACTCCCGGTAACTCGGTGACGTGCTCGCCGGACTCGAGGACCCGGATCCCCCCTTTCGGTGCGACAAAACGGCACGTGATCCCGGTCGTCGTGGTGGTGGCATCGGTCGGGATCCCGTATTCATCCTCCCCATTGGTCCCATAATGCGTTACGGTGCAGGTGTGGATCATGAGTGATGCAGGGACGGCCATCAGTTCACTCTCCTGACGAGCACTCGCCCCCCAGACGACAATGCCCGGACTACGTATCGCGTGATTGCATCGCCAGCAACCTGTTCGTGGTAGTCGATCTCCGATTGCGTGGTGTTTCCAATCGTGAGATCCCCCCCGAGCCCGAGACGGTCCGGCCGCTCGCTCGTGAGCCGCTGCCGGTCGACGATCAGAGCGATCGCGATATGCAGGCTTGCCTCTTTCAGATCAGCATCGCCCGGGGAGCCGGCGAGACCAGACCTGGCGAGCGTGGCGTCGACCCGGCGTTCGGCTGCCTCGATGATTGGGGTCAGAACGGTCGTCGGGTCGAGGCCCGAGCCGGTCATGACCACGAGCTCCTCAACGGTGCAATAGGTCAATGCCCCACCTCCGGCAGGTTGCGGGTATCGAACCGCTGCGGCCTGGACTTGATGTCGACCGGCGACGTATCGATGATTAGAGCGTCGTCGAGTTGGTAGCCGAGCCCGTCATAGATCCCGGTGCCGTAGACCTCGTAGTATGCCCTCTCTGCCGCGCTGAACGGTCGCATATCGTAGAGGCATTGCTGCCGCTCTCCATCCGGGTCGTTCCATTCCCGGGTCAAATATTTGCCACTATTCTGCATGGTGAGCACGAGGTGATATCCCCCTTGTGCTCAGTACTGCACCCGGTAGGTGGCGTTGGCCTGGAACTTCTGCGCGTCGAACCGCGCGACGATCTTCATGCCGACGAGGTCACGGATCGGGTCGCTGTACTGCTCGATCGAGATATCCTCGCGGATACCGATCCCGCCTGCGGCGTTCCGGTCGACGACCAGGGCACCGATGTAGTCATTGGTGCCGTATCCCCAGGTGTAGGTCGCGGAGGTGTCCGTAACCCCGCAGACGTACGAGTTGGTGCCGAACATCGCGGGGAGGCGACCGGTCCGGAGCACGGAGTCGGCAGAGGTGCCGTTCAGCCCACTCACCTGGTTGATCACCGCGCCGTAGGCGGTCGGGTAGTAGACGGTATCGGTCGGCGTGAATCCGAGCCCGATCATCCCCGCGACGGCCTTTGCGATCCCGGCAACAAACGCAGCCCCGGTACCGGCGGCACCACAATCGGCCGCAGTGCCGGACCCCTCAAGGATCGCGGAGAGCGCGACCTGGTTGAGAGAGTTCTCGATCTTGTAGCCAACCTTCCGGATCTCCTGGGCGATGACGTCAAATTTCGCGTCGGCGACCATCTCCCGGGTGATGAGCGGCCGCTCACCATACTTTGCAGCGGTGAACGTGACCGGGGTGTAGGTCTGTGTGCCAATCGGGATCTCCGCGCCTTCGGCAACCCGTTTCGCATAGCTGCCGGTTTCCCCAATTGGTACGGTCATGACCTCCGTTGACATCCTGAAGATCGGGAGGACGTTTCTCATACACTTCGCGGGCTCAGACCCTTCAATTACCGTGGCGTAGGCCTCGGTCGGGATCAGGTTGGTCGCAGCCAGTCCTTCCGAGAGGAGGAGTTCACGGGCGTTCTCGATCTTGCCGTCCTCGGCCATGTAAGCGAGATTCCTCGGGACACGACGTTCGACGGCCATCTTCAACTCAGACGGCCCCATATGGGCCATTTCCAGGTAGTCCGCCAGGCGGCGGGTATGGATGTATGATTCCATGTCTTCAGTCTCCTTAGGAGGACGCCGTCCACGGTGGCGAGATGCTGATCAGGATGTATCCGGTGCCGCCGACGGTCGACGCTCCCGCGGCGATGTCATCGAGCGCGATGCCGATCGCGTTCCCGAGCCCGGTCACGACATCATGGGCGTGGATTGCCGGGTCACGGACGATCCCACATCCCGCTACAGTGGAGACACCGATCCAGTCACCGGCGTCGGCGGTGCCGTCGTCTGTGGAGAGCATGATCTTGACGACGCTGCCGTTCATGGCGACGGAGACGAGTTCACCAGCTTCTGCCGTGTGCAGGGCGACGCCGAGAGCGCCTGCGGTGGCGTTGGTCGCGGGGATGACGGCCCGGCTCACGCCGGTTGCGTGGTGGCTGACGATCTGCCCCGCGAGCACTTTCGTCGTGGCCGTGAACGTCATCACGAGCCCGAGATGCAGGGGCGCAGGGTCGAATGCGACGGGGGTAGTTCCGGCCATGTGGTTACACACCTCTGACGGTCTTGGTTTCCTTGTCGATCACGACGAGGGTCTCGACCTCGCCGAGTTCACGGGCCTCGCCCGACGGCTGCGTTGCAGGCGCTCCGGGGCCTTCCCCGATCTTCTTGATCGCGGCCTCCAGCTCCCTGACTTTCGTCTCGTGAGCCGCCTTCTGGTCAGCGAGTGCCTTTTCCAGCTCCTTGACTTTCGGGTCATCGGCCGGGGCGATCCTGCCCTCCAACTCCTTGACCTTCGTCTCTGCGGTCGCGGCCTTCGTTTCGAGTGCAGCGATCTTGTCTGTAGCGGCTTTAAGCGCCGCTTCGAGTTCTTTCATTTCCATGTCAGTTTCCTCCTCCGGAGTGCCTTCATTTCTCCGGAGCGTGCAGATAGCGCAGGCTCCCTTGTTCACGATGGCAACTCCGTAAAAGGCGATTTCACCCGCTTCATACTGCCGGGTCTCAGTGTTCCATCGTTCGGTACCGGTGTGCTCTACGGAGACGTAGTTCGCGACGCCGTCACGCACCAGGGCGGCCGTGTCGCGGCTTCGCTGCGTCGCCCCATACAACCGGATGTCTCCGACGACCGCTCGATCGAGGTATCGAGGGCTCTCGACGGTCCCAACCATCTCGGTGATGTCCCTCGGGACCCCACCGGCATGCCGACTCCAGACCGAGCGATCCTTCCAGTTCCCGGCGTTCGCTTCGAGCGCACGGGCAGGATAATGGAGCGGTGTGCGGGTCGCGCTATCGGTCCAGGTGCCTTCCGCGAGCAGTTTGACCCCCCGGACCAGCAAACCGCCGTCCGGTAGGTCTTCTAGATTGTTTTTGGAGAATTCGAGCCCAAGTTCCCGCCGAAATGTGCGCGGGGCAGGATCGTTTCCGTCTCCAGCGATGGGCATGTACTTGTATGTGCGTTCCAGAGTATATAGGAATTTATTTGTAATGGAGGGATCCACCACAGGCCCAATACGCGCCTCACGCGCCGCCACCCAGCCGGAGGATAAATCATACCATGGCGATCGAGATCCTCGACCACAGGCACGATATGAGGGTTAAAAAAATAGGATGGGGGCCAGCGGTAATCACTGAGGCTGAGCAGGTTTCTGGATAAGCATGAACTCTTTCCCGCCCGAGATCGGGATCACCCGGATCTCAGTGGCGGTCTCGATCTTCTCGATCTCGGCCTCGATCGTAGCGGCGTCGTGGTAGGTTACAACGTAATTCGTCATGAGAAAATATCAACGGCAGAGGTATATGGGAATTTATCTGCGTTCCGCTGGAGCCACTTGCGGACGCCGTCCTTTGTGACCGGCCGGCCGTAGAGTACCTGGAGGTTATGAGCGATCTCGGCGGGGAAGAGGCGGCCCCGGTTCGCGAGGATGTACGCCGCCATCTCCGGGGTGATGCGCTTCCCGCTTGTCACGGGGGCGTCCTCCGGCGGAAGATATGCATCGAGAGTTTCGCGATCTGTTCTTCGAGTTCGAAGATCTGTTGCTGCTGTGCATCGAGCCGTTCCTCTAGCGTGACACGGGACGCGCGGCCCATCGGGGCTTTGCTCGGTTTCTCGCTCATTCTATCACCGGGAGCAGGGTGCATCTACAGTTACTAACTAATACTCCGTTGCCAAAGTATAATGTAGACTGTGTTTGGAGATCATAGACGTGACCACTAAAATAACGGATCTTGACATCGACCACATCCAGAACCTCTACGAATCCGGGATGACTGGTGAGCAGATTGCGGAGTTGCTGAACGTCGGACACAACACTATTTACCGCAGACTCCGGGAGCGAGGGGTTTGTTTCCGCGACCGGCGGATACCTCTCGACGACACCGCAATCGTGGCGGCGTTCGAGGCAGGCGGATCTGTCAAAGCCATCGCCGAAGAGCACGGCGTCTCCCGGAACGTCATCACCCGTATCCTCGGAGAGCACGGCATCGCACCCCGCGGGAGGAGTGAGGCGATGTATGTCCGGATGCGGGACACGCCCCCGGAAGAACGGGCTCGGTTGACGAGTGCCGCTCATGCCACCGTCCGAGGCACGAGCCGCAGCCACGAGGAACTGTGCAACAGGGCTTTGACTGTCGAGAAGAGAGGCCGGGCGGGCAGTAGGATAGAGACCCGTGCAGCTGATATGTTGCGGCATGCTGGGTTTGACTGCATCCCACAGAAAGCAGTCGGGAAGTATAACGTCGATATCGCCATCACAGAGCCTCCCATCGCCGTGGAGATCTTCGGCGGCCAGTGGCACGCGTATGGTCGCCATGCCGCGAGATTTCGTGAGCGCACTGAATATATCCTCAATGCGGGATGGTCCCTTGTAATCATCTGGGTTACCCGAGACTACCCCCTCGAACCCGGTGCGATAGATTACATTGTCGCCCTTGCGGAGAGATTGCGCAGCGGCGAAGCCTTGGGGGGTCAGGAACATGTGATTCGGGGTGACGGTGATCTGACGACCATTGGCTATAGTCAACTCTACGACGGGGCCCTCGTATCTGGCGCGCAGCCCCGCGACGATATCACCGGCCGTTTCACAAAACGTGCCGGGCAGTAAGCAATTCGGGTGCAAAGGAATCGGCGGGGTTTTGTCGATGTCGAATACCTGTCCGTTCAGCGCGGCACAGTCGGCGCAGGTGTTGTCGTGCCCGGCCGTGAGCCACTCGACCTGAGTTACGCCGTGCTGTGAGTATCGGAGTTTTGCGCCCTCGTTCGAGGCATACATCGTCTCGGTGTGCGCCATCAACCGTGCCCGGTTGTACCCGATGCCTTCGACCTCGGCCATGAGGCGTTTGCGGAGTTTCACGACGCCTTCGCCGTTGTTGATGCCCTCGGTGAGGCTGCGGATGATTGACTTGTTCGTCTCGGCCGTGATGCCCTTCAGCGCTGAGAGGTTCCGAGCCTGGAGAACGTCGAGCACCTGCTGGTCCGCCGGCCCCCGCCCGAGCTGCGAGGAGATCCCGATCCGGGCGAGTGCCCGCTCGGCGTAGAGGACCCCCTGGTGATACCCGGTTCGCACCCCTTCAGTGACGATGACCTCGCCGGGGGCGAGGATCTTCTCCCGGGCGAGGAGGTCCAGTTCGTCGACGAGCCAGGAGATCCGGATCGGCGTCGGCTCAAGTTCGCGGACCGCCTCGTTCTCCCGGGCGACGTCGAGAGATTCGAGCGCCAGGCGCCGGTAGTCGCGGAACAGCCTGAGGATCTTCCGCTCGTACTGCTTCGCGATCCGGGCGGCGTGCATCGGGTCCCTGCGGGCGGCGGCGGAGAGTTTCACGGCTCCTCCTGCTCGTCGGGCGGAATGCCGAGCCGTTCCCGCGCCCATGCCGCCGGGACGATGGCGTCGGGGTCGAGCGGGTTCGATTGCCTGACTTTTGCGATCCAGTCGGCGACCTTCGCCTCGTCGTCCGGGTTGACGTCGTTGAACTCCAGCCAGACGACCCCGGGAACGCCGGTGATCCGGTCGATGAGTGCCCGGGAGTAGGTCCGGGCGACGATCTGCTGAATGGTGCTGATCTTGTCGAGGAACGTGCCCATCCGCACGTTGGCGGTGGCCTCGGTGCTCCCCCGGCCGAGCCCGAGCATCTCTTCCGGGACGCCGAGCGCACAGGCCACCCGCTGCAGGCTGACGTTCGAGTAGGTGTCGACGTTCGCGACGCCGGTCGTGTCGAGCATGTTGATCGCGACGTCGTGCGAGGTGGCGAAGTCGGTCTTCGCGGAGACGGTCTTGATCTCCTTCTCGACCGCCTGGAGGTCGGCATCAGTCGCCGGCCGCTCGTCGTTACCGACGGCCCACTGCTGTTTTGGGGTGCCGTGACGGTGAATGGCCTTTGTCGTGGACTCAATGATGTCGCAGTCCCGCTCGATATCGTCCTCTGCCCGCTCCCAGATGGAGAGACCGTAGACGTCGCCCGGGGCCTGGTCGAGGACGAGGTTCAGGATCCGGTCCGGGGCGATCAGGATGCCCTGGTCTGCGGGGTTCTCCTCGTCGACGAACTGCCGGTAGCCGGTGATGCGGCCGTAGGCGTCGTACTCCTTCCGGAACGAGGAGGGGTCGCGGGTGACGACGCCCCATACCCCGTCGCCTGCCCGGGTGGGGATGATCTCCTGGTAAGCGTCGCCAGCGAGCTTCGCGGAGAGGATGGCCTGCTTTAAGATGTCATCGAGGTCGACGTGGGGCTGGTCAAGCCAGGCCTGCACCCGATCCTTTGGAGCCTCGTTCCCTTCTTCGCAGGCGAGTTTCCAGCCGTTGGAGAGGGCAAACAGCCAGTAAGCATCGATGGCGTCGGCGTAGGGGCCGCCCCGGCGATACTTGGTCATCCACCGCTTGATCTTCTGCCTGCGGTTGGTCTTGTCGTCCCACCCGATACGCTTGTAGGGGTTGTCGTCACTGCCTCCGCCGACGATCCGGGTTTGCGGCTCGGGGGCGGGCGTGGATTTCGCGAAGAGTCGTGTCAGTCGTTCGATCATGGTATCACCAGGTTCTCGTGGTGCCGCTGCCGATCAGGGGGCGGCCGCCGGTTCTCGTGGTCAGTTCGGTGACGGCCCATACCAGGGCGTCCATCCGATCCGGGCTTTGCTCCCCGGGCACCCATTCGCACATCTGGTCTTCCAGTTCCGGAAACGCGCCGACGTGGTGAACCTCCCCCTTCTCGTAGAGTGCGGCGACTGGTTCGGCCCGGACATATTTGCCCCGGCTGGCGGTCACTTTCTTGAACGGGAGAGTCTTGCTGACGGTGCGGAGGTTGACCTCGACGAGGTCGCCGCCGTTGTTCACTTCCCCGACGACCCGGTCGGCGCCGTGTTTGTCGACCGCCCAAACAACGCGGTTCGCCCAATCGAGCGGGCTGCCTCGGATGGAGTGGTCGCCGAGCACGTAGAGGTGCCCCGCCCGATCCTGCCCGACCGTGACGATCCCGGTCTCGTCGCTCGTCTCGCTGCCGGTGACGGCCGGGTCGACCCCGACGACGATCCGCACGAGTTCCGGGACTTTCCCGACGTGCCGATGGTCGTCGATCATGCTCCGTTTCCAGAGCGCCCCCTCCGGGTCGTCAAGCCATTCGCCCTCAAGGAACCGGCGGCGCTTGCGTTCCGGCAGAGCCGCGAGCGTGTCCTCGATGTAGCCGTCCGGCAGGTTCTCGCGGTTGTCCATCGGGTTCATGTTGAGGACGGCGTAGCGTTCTGGGTTCGGGACGGCGACGCGGGTCTCCGGGTCGATATGCTCCAGGAAGAGTTTGTGCAGCCAGTGGCTCTTTGTCGGCGGGTTGCAGTCCACGTATGCCCGGTTGACGAGACAGGTCTTCTGCGCGAGGCGGGTCTGTGCCGTGGTGTATGCGTGGTAGGAGATTTGGGAGGCCTCGTTGTAGTAGATCGTCGAATACTCCATGCCGAGGATTTTCTCGACCCGCTCATCGTCGTCGAGCCCGCCGAGCCATATCTCGGAGCCGTTGGGGAGTGTGAAGAACCAGTCTGTCTTGTCGAGCGTGTAGGGG